AAGACTTGTCCATGAAGTACCAAGGGTAACGCCTGCGGGCTTTTTACCCGCTGCCGCTTCCACAAGGCGCGGCGTTGCCTCATTAGCAAGGATAGCGGCTTGTAGCTGCCCATCGGCTGTAATCACTGCCCCCTCGATGCTGAACTTCTTAAGGTTACGTCCTAACTCTTCGATGTTATCTATGATCCGCTGACGCATGAAAAGGATAGTCTCAGATGGCGGTTCGCCGTTGGCTTCACGCTCGGCTATCCTACCCTCCAGCGCTTCAAGCTCATCAATGCTCGCCTTGGTTGCCGCTTTGTATGCGCGTTGCATCCGGCTGATGGCTACGCCTTCACGCTCCAGCAACTCATTGCGGAACTTCTGGCTGGCGGCATAGATTCTGCCGGTGCCATCGTCTACCCGTTTGAGCTGACTTCCAGCTCGTACCCGTAAAAAGGGTGAGACTTGTACACTACCCCCGGAGTGCAACAATCTACCGACTTGGACTCTTCACCTTGTATCTGATCGCGCTTGGATGTAGACCAGCGGAAACCAGCGTCACCGCCCCACAAGTCCCAGGCTACACGCCCCGGACTTGGGAAACCTTGCTCACCAGCGTTGAAGCCTTCAGCCTGCTTGTCTACTTCATGCCGAGAAAAGAAAGAATACATCCGCAGTATCGTGTCTTCGGAAAGTTTTTCCCCGTTCACGATTTGGTTAGCCCTTGCAAGGCCTACGCGCGTCCCGCCGTCAAAGCCTTCAGCCTTCCAATCAAGTGCGCGTTGCGCGGCTTCAACCATGCCAGAGTTGGGTACAAACTTCATCTCGTATGCTTTGGCTTCATCTCGCAGGGTAACCGGTGCGGCTCCTGTGTGCTGTACTGGCAGGTTGAGGAAGCTCGTAACACTACCCGGATCGTAGCCGGAACGAATCAAGATACCTGCCGCGTTGGTTGTCTCTGCCAGCGATGCACCCGTGCCAGCCTGTACGCTGATAGCGGATGGATGCAGAACCCCGGTATCTTCCGGCACGGCTTCAAGGCCTGCTATGCGCTTGGCTTCAGCCCGATCAATGATGCCAGACTTATACAGGCGCTCTGCCCGTGTGGCTTCAGCCTGTAGGTCATCAGCAAGCGCCCTGACCGTTTCAAGGTCGTACATTATGTAATCGCCCTGCTGTGTCTCAGGGTATTCCGGCAGCAGATCAGCGGTGATAGCGTCCGCAAGGGTACGGAGCAAAGGCACCATGCCATCTTCCCATGCCGCTTGCTGGGCTCTCTCGTAATTGCTGTAGGTAGAACGCTCTAAGCCGCTTCCAAGCCCTAAGACCATCGGGTTGATACCAAGGGCTGAACAGATACGCTCCTCCGGTACACGTCTAACGGAATCTAGAGCAAGCTCAGAAGGCGTAAGTGATACACGATCCATCTTGTACGCACCGGTCATAACCACGATACCGCCTGAACCGTCCCCGGTAAGGTCTTCATGCAGTTGCCGCTTGACCTGCCGAGCATCGTCCATGCTCATGTCAACGGTTGTCTCTTTGGCATCAGGCCCGACAATCAATGACGGCATAGCACCGTTTGCAAGCAAGCCGTATGCGGTTGTGGATGCCGTGTTGTCGGTTGCAATCTCCCGCAGTACAGCGGTAAGCGGCGCTCTACCAATGCGGATATCGCTAGGGTCTCTGCCGTACCGGATGTGGATGATGTCACTTACCGGGATATCAAAACTCCTGCCATCCGTGGTGTAGACATAATGGGTTAGCGGGTTTACGCCGTTGCCTACCGGGCGTACCATGTCCTGCGGTAGGAACTGTAGAGCGGTCACGGTGCCACGGGTGGAAGAGCGAATCTTGCGTAGGTAAGTGTTGCCAAACAATTTGAAATCTTGAATAACCCAGCCCCAGAAAAGGCTACCCATAATCATCGGATCAGGTTGAGCCATGAGCTGCAATACCGGGTGGTCTTCTACCGGCTCCGCCTGCTGGCTGTCTACCGGTCGGTAGAGTCTTGGTGTTGCCTGTGGGTAGTTACGAACGTACCAGTCAATGGCTGATGCCACAACGCCATTTAGCCCAAGGTCACCGGCAACTCTAGCCCAGTCTTTCGTGCTTCCAGGGAGTGCCCGGCGTAGCAATGTCTGCAGCTGACCAGAGCCGTAACCGGTTAGGTAGATGTCCCTAGACTGGCTAAGTGGCAACGGCAATGCCTGTGTCGGGTTGGCTGCGGCTTTACGTCCGAGGAAGCGGTCAAAGATACCCATGCTCCCAGTATCCCACAAAAAGAAAAAGCCCCCTTGCGGGGGACTGTGGCGGTTCCTATCGTCTAGTCTCTGGTGATGTACTGAGTATCTACATCAAGTCCGAGTGCGTGGTACTTAGCGATGATGGCTTTCGATTCTTCGTTGAGTCCACCAGCAACGTTGGACTGGAATCCTACGCTGCTTGTGTAGATGTAGCGGCGGTAGCTGTTGCGGCCATACTGAGCATAACCATCGAATACCGAGTTGATGTCTGCGGCATCGATGCCGGCCTTCTTAAGGTCTGTCTTGCGTGTGCTTGAAACCTTGATAACGTAAAAGTCGAAGTAATTTTCCATTGTTCTATCTCCCTGCTTGATGTCAACAATATACACTGTAGATATATATCTTGCAAGGGTATAGATAGATATATTTTAGACTGCACCCCATGAACGCTTTGATCCGCACACCTGCCAAGCATACGCCAGGGCATCTACCACGTCATCATGCCGACCAACGGGGAAACTCAAAAGCTCATCCTCAAAGTAAGCCGGTAGCCCTTGACAGTGCATTACTTGGCTTTGCTCGTAGCGGGCTTCCAGAGGCGCAAAGCGGGTCACTTTGTCACGGTCTGGGCGGATGCCCCGGATAGGCAGCTTCGTTCGCCTTAGCAGCTCCTGCACGACAGCGGCTTGGTATTGCACCTGCTCGATGCCGATCATAGATGGATTCCACTTAGCCGCCATCATCTCAATGAAGCGTAACACGGAAGCAAAGTCAGCACGGGTGCGGTTGATGTCTCTAACGTAGATTGTCCCATCGTCACCACGGGATACAACAGCAACCCCGGTGTAGTCGGCTTCACTCTTGGTACTGATGGCAAGGTCAACCCCGATGTAGGTAGGCAACCCTTCGGGGCAATCGCCATACCGCAACCACTCCCGCTTGATACGAGCTCCCGCCGCATCGACGAACTCGGCTAAGTACTCTTGCCTAAACGCGATGCTCGGCAAAGACTCCCCAGCCTTGCCTACCTCCTCAGGATCTATCCAAGGGTTAGCCGTGGTTGGCATCTGCCAGCTCATCCAGTCGGCATCGGTAGCGGCCTGGTTGTAAAGGGTGCGGAAGTAGTTGCTACCTTTAGGCGTAGACAGAAAGAACGCATCCCCCTTGAAGTCTGTCAGCGTTGGGCGGATGGCTTCCGTCCAGGCTTGCTCTAAGTGTCTAGCCATCGCGGCTTCATCGATGATAACCCGCTTGTACTTTCTGCCACGGGCAACGGTGCTTGGGTCATCCAAAGTCCAGTAATCAATAGCCGCCCCGGTTATAAGCTCGATGCGCGGTGCTGGGCTTTGTACAGCCCTGCGGATAACCGGAGCATAGATTCTCTTATGATCGGCGTATGCCTCTTCTAGGAGCCTGTAGGTAGGGGCAAACCACGCGCAGGGCAAGCCGTCAATAAGCACCGGGTCACTGAGCAAGTTACCGCCCAGCGTGGTCTTACCAAAGCGTCTCCCGCAGGCAAGCACGTTGTACCGCTTGGCTTCCCGCAGAATGACTTGCTGGGCTTCATGTGGCCTTGGCAGGACTAGTCGAATGTCAGGCAAGGTTGGTACGCTTTCTCAGCTGCAAGGATACGGGCTTTCGCTATCTCGATGTAGTCTGCATCCATTTCGCAACCGATGAACCGGAAGCCTTCAAGCACTGCACCGCGCCCGGTGCTACCTGATCCGGTGAAGGGGTCAAGCACGATACCGCCGGTAGGTGTAACCATACGGCACAAGTAGCGCATCAGGTCGGTAGGCTTTACGGTTGGGTGGTTGTTATCGCACCCATCGTTTCGATCTTCACTACTTGATTTTGAACAATAGAAAAATCTAGAATCTTCACCTATTGTTCTAACAACGTCAGCGCTTCCATCGTGCATCACGTTAGCAGGCCACCGACCTATTGTTGATGCATCTTCATATCCGCTGATTTCACCATTTTGCAGTTTATGAAAACCTCGCCATTCTTTCGGTCTATGTTGAATTATTTCCTCTTCACCAATCCGGCAACCGTCTATGTTGATTGCGCCTGTACCCCACTCCTGCACGTTCTGCGCTACCGTGGCTTTGAAGGGCTTACGTGCCATCGTGATAGGCTCCATGGCTGGCTTGAGTGCGGTACCCCAGCCCTGATGTTCACCATCTAGGTTGTGAGACTTTGGGAACCCGGAACCGTACATCCACGCTAACATATCCCGTATCTCAAACCCGGCATCTTCAATGCGTACCGCCATGCGGTGTTGCGTCCTAGTACCAGCAAACGCCAGCAGGTAACCGCCTGGCTTCAGCACTCGCAAGCATTCAGCCCATATCTCAGTAGACGGAACATCATAATCCCACCGCTTGCCCATAAAGGATAAGCCGTACGGCGGATCGGTTACAACAGCATCAATCGAACAATCCGGCATGGTGCGTAGGATGTCAAGACAGTTGCCGTGGTGAAGCTCATGCACCGGGCTTATCCGCGTATTCCACGATCACCTTGACCGGGCTACCGTCTGCACCGGTTTGCTCTACCCGGCTTGACCAGTCGGCCTTGTGCTTCCGTTCAAGCCACCACGCGGCCGCTTGCCAAGTTGTTTCAGAAGCATCACGAATGACAGAAACCATCTTTGCTTCGGCTTTACCTTCTGCTTTTTCTACAGCTTCCGCAAATTCGGGATACGTCCTAAGCCAAAGGGCTAGGCTGTCCTGCGAAACATCGGCAACAGCACAGGAAGCCCTGCGGGTGTTACCACCTCGCAGAGCCTCTAGAATCTTCTCTACCGTGTCTGGCGTGTACTTTGTTGGTCTACCTGCTCCGGGTTGTGCTGGCATTTAGGCTCTCCTCGATTTCTTCTGTCGCAGCCCATACGAGGGCATCTTTCATTTGACGCTCACTGATGCCTTGCTGTTTCGCTCGTCTCTTGACATCAGCGTATAGCCACCTTGTATACATCTCATTGTAGACAGCCAAGCACCCAGCGCCCAGCAGGATACCTAGTGCAAAGGTAATCATCCTTCCACCAGCTTTTCGATCAGTGCGTGTAGTTCAGTTGCAGCATCTGTAATCAAGAGTTCAGGTGTGATTTCATTCGTGTACAAAGGCATTGTAAAAATGTTGCCACATGGAAACTCAGCTTGTCGGTATACAAGATTCCAGTGTGTGCTATTGATGCGCTCAATGCTCAATGTCCTATCCAAGTATGAAATGGTCATTTCGTCTTTAGGGTCTTTGTTTTCAAGCATCCATTGTCGCTGCATCCAGACCAGTTGCCGAGCGTACATCTGAAACTGCGTAAGGTCTACGTTTTGATACGTCGGCAATGCTCGGAACGTATCCTGAATGTCTTTTAGTGTCATTTCAATATCTCCCATGTCATGTACAGCGTAACGCCATGTATGAGTTGATCAAACCCGATGATGTTCCAGAACTTCTCCATGTCCCCGTTCTGGTATGCCTTGGTAGTTTCCCTGCTAGTGATGTAGTCGGTCAACCAGTGCAGTAGACCATTGATAATCACATATTCGGCAAACTTCCAGACATATACATTGTCCCCGGTTGCAAAGTGTACTAAACCTGCAATAAGGAATGTAGCCACATATAGCAGGACGTGTATAGACAGAGACTTGTTAGATTTAGACTTTGTCTCTGCGATGTGCCTTGATTGCATCCGGAAGTCTGCCACGTAATGAATCATCAGGATGAACGGGAATGAGATGTCGCTCATTCTTTCACTAGTCCGCTCTGTGGATCAAGTACAACTACTGCCCAGTCGTTAGCAAACAAATCACCAGGGGACAGGCTCAACTCTTCCAGTTGCGTTACCCGTTTCTGTGGCCCGTGAAGTTCAAAGATATTCCACACTTCGGAGTACCGCAGGAATACGGCTCCTCCCCACTCACCCCGCCATACTGCGTTACCGCCACCAGCCATCAAGGCTTGAATCACTTCGCCAAATCTCATTTGATTACTCCCATTGTGATCGGCAGGTGCTCAGCCATCAGTGCCTTGATGCTGTCTGCTATCTCCCTGTGCTCTAGTTGGGTCTCTTCCTGAGTTCGTAGCTGCACGTAATGTATCCATGAGCGTATCGTGCCAGACATATACATCGTGGTTGGAGTGCAGAGCGGTAGTACCATCCTTGCAGTCTCCGCAGCGATGCCGGCCTTGATAAGTTTGTTATATGTCCAATAGCCACGGGATACGGAAAGCTCAGCGTCTAAGATGACTCCCTGCATCTCGGCATCCAACTCTGCCCGTTCTGGCAACGGTTGTGAGCTTTGCCGGTTAGTTGTACCAGCAAGCCTCATATCCCCCAAAATGGGGTAATCGTGAACCTCTGCGTACCGTTGTGAGAACTCTTGGAAAGAGAAAGAACGATGCCGCAGAATCTGCGGAGCGATAGCCCTAGTGGTTTTGATTTCTACGCACATAGATGCCATCTCAAAGATTGACCAATGCCCGTGTTTGATGCTTC